AGATTGTTTAGACGAAATCACTCATTGAAGTGTCTGACTTATTTTCATATCCTTTAACTTCTTTAAATCCTCTTAAGTAATTATCTACTAAATAAATAGGCACAATTCTATCCTCTCTACCCACTCTATAAACCTCTACTAACTTCTCTCCAGAGTCAGGGTCAACATAGGTCCTAAGGAAATCTATTACTTTATTCTTCTTGGGGTAGACTCCCGAGTCCTTATGTTTTATTTCATTGTAACTTCTTAAGTCAGCATAGGTTAAAAAGTTATTTCCTTTAAGTCGAGAATCTACAGACTTCTCATCTAAGATGAAATTAACCGTGTTATCTTGCCACATCCTCAGTGAACTCAGAACTATTTGATTAAATTTCTCACCTTTGTAAGGCTCTTGTTTACCTATCTTGTCACTCTTACCATATTCTAAAATCCACTTACCAAACTCGGCTACTAAAGGAGACTCATCGGCTAAGTCGTCCGTGTGTTGATTGAACTCATCAAACCAGTTAGCATCGAATACTTTAGTTAAGTTAATATCTGTAAGTTCTAAAGGTGAGAAACGTCTATCATCTAGTTCAATGTAATTGTCAGCTAATTCATTATTTGAAAGGACTATAGAGCAATGGATATGAGTACTCTTAGTAGCGTCTATTCCCTTTTTCTCTATCGAGACAATGTCGTTTAACATCCTCTTCATATTGTTTACGTCGGGTTTATCGTAATGGATTTCGTCAAACCAAACTACTCTGGAGTCTTGTAACTGAGAGTTAAATTGACCTCCAATGGTCCCACGCTTACCCTCTACGAAGTTATTAGCTCCGTGTAATGCCCTAATTAACTTCTGTAATTGACCTTTACCAATACCTTTTTGTCCGCATAGCACCAGAAAGGTGTAAGCCCTGTCTGTAAGGCTTTTATAAAGCCAGTCATAGAAATAGACCTTAGCCTCCTCAGTGACTATCAAATGGTCTATTAGACCCTTAAAAAGGGTAGGTATTTGGGGTTTAGCCTCAGTATTAAACCAATAAGGCGTTAAATATGAGTTTATAGCCATACAGGCTCTACCGTCTACTTCGGTAGGGTAGTGAGAGTCTGCCATTCTAGGGTTATAAACTGGGTCAATGTAAATAGCCTCATCGAATATATCTTTAGACTTCTTTCCTGTAGCAATGGCATAAAACTCTATATCAATCCTAGACCGCTCATAGGTTTCCGCGTTAACTAGAAATCTATGGTTTACATCTGTTACAGATATGGCGGGTCTTAACCCAGCTACTAGGTCGGATACTGGGTTAGATTGGTCCGAGCTAGTGGTCTCTCTAAACCCACTTTCAAATTTATAGATAACCTCCATACACTCTTCATCTGAATACCTAAACCTAACCTTTAAGAATTTAACTATCAACTTCCTAGTTGCAGATATTCTAGGTCTCTCACCAGACTCAAATTTGTACCTATCACTCTGAATGGTTACTAACTTAGAAAAATATGTTTCTTGTAGATAGGACGAAATCTCTGATACGACTTGGCTAGTCATTTTTACTCACTCCCTTAATATGTAAACTTCCCTTCAGGGACAGTAAAAAAAATGGAGTGAATTGTAAACGTATTTTGAGATATTTTTGTCGGGGATTTTAGTGGGAATTTATTAAACTTCGTAGATTATTACTATGTAACACTTTTTCAAAGTAGTAATTCTTACCTCCCCACTCTTGGGTTTGGGGAGGTGTGGGTACGAAACTGAAATTGAAGTTGTTGATTTTATAGTAATTGGGTACGAACTTTTTGGGTACATGATAATTTTGTCTCACAAGTTTAAAAAGACTCAGTGGGTAAACTGGGAAGTTTAAACATTTTGGAATAAGTCTTTTTAAGGATTAAATTCTTTAATGTTCTCCCACTTGAGTCTATAAAATTTAATTCATTGCCATTGGTTAGTCAATATTTTACTCTTTATATAGTAAGTGAATACTACAAAACTCTTAGTTGAATAACTGAGTGTTAAAATCAAGGAATGAATATGTCTAAAGGTGTTAAGTCTAATGCTAAACCTATCCACTATATTAAAGAAGAAATGATTGTGTCCGAGCAAATCGGTACCGTAGTACTTATGGGTCGTCCCACTAAATACAAACTAGAATACTGCCAGATGTTAATTGACCACATGACTAGCGGTTATTCCTTTGAGTCATTTGCTGGTGTTATAAGTGTTAATCGTGATACATTGTATCATTGGGAAAAACTATTCAAAGATTTTTCCGATAGTAAAGGTATTGCTAGACAAAAACAATTACTTCATGATGAGAAATTACTTAAAGAATTAACTCTCGGAGTACACGGTAGATCGGCTAACGCTATCTCTCATATCTACAAAATGAAATGCTCACATCAAGGCTGGATTGAAAAACAGGTAGTCGAACAAACTAATAAAAATATTCAAATTAACATTGATAGCGACGACTCTAAACTGTGATTAAAATATCGGTCGATATGTTAACGCTAAAACGTAACCAATTATCTGGAGACGTATTGTTACATGAGCCTCCGATAGTTATCTGGGACAATGATAAAGAAATTAAAAGATTATTCAGGTACGACATTAGTGAAGAGTCTGAGATTGTTTACCGTCCAGAGAGCCCATTACCAAGTGGGTCTACTACTTACATTGTGATTTATGAATGAGTGTCGACGTATTTAAAAAGACACCTATTCAATGTAGAGCTATTAAAGACGTACTCTCCTCTAAATCTACTCACTGTATGCTTTACGGGGGTAGTCGAAGTGGAAAAACTTTTATCGCTATTTACTCTCTTATTGTTAGAGCCTGTAAATTTAAGTCGAGGCACGTTGTACTCAGGTTAAACTTTAACCATTGTAAAACATCTATCTGGCTTGACACTCTCCCCAAAGTTTTAAAGATTGCCTTTCCTGATTTAGAAGTTAAGTGGAATAAGACTGACTATTATGTTGAGTTTCCCAATGGCTCAGAGATATGGATAGGCGGTCTTGATGATGAGGCACGAGTAGAAAAGATTCTGGGTAAAGAATATTCTACTATGTACTTTAACGAGTGTTCACAGATACCCTATACTTCAATTCAAATAGCTCTTACCCGTTTAGCTGAGAAGTCTGGACTAAAGAATAAAGCCTATTACGATGAAAACCCCCCGACTAAAAGACATTGGTCCTATTGGATATTTATTAAAAAGGTAGAGCCGTTAGAGTCTAAAGCTATTAAAGCTGAAAACTATAGCTCCCTGTTAATGAATCCTAAAGATAATATGGAGAATATTAATGATGAGTACCTTGAGCTACTGGACTCATTAGACGATAGACAAAAAGCTAGATTTCTACTCGGAGAGTTCATAGATGGTGACGAGGGTAATGTTTACTACGCATTTGATAGGGATAAAAACGTAAAAGAAATCGATAAGGGTTATCACATAGGTCAAATAAGAATCGGAATGGACTTTAACGTTAACCCAATGACTTCTATTGTAGGTTATTTCGTTAACGGAGTGTTCTATGTTACCGATGAGGTTTACTTGAATAACTCCGACACCTACAAGATGAGTCACGAATTAATTAAACGCGGGTATAAAGGGACAATTTACCCTGATAGTACTGGCGCTAATCGTAAAACATCTGGACGCTCGGACCATGAAATACTAAGAGAGGACGGATTTTATATCGAGTCCACTCGTAACCCATTTGTTACCGACCGAGTGAATAACATTAATCGTCTGCTAAAAGACGGTAAAATAGTTATATCTCCCAAGTGTAAAATGCTCATTAACGATTTAGAGAAAGTAGTCTGGAAAGGTAAAGACCTTGACGAGGGGAAAGATAAGTCTTTAACCCATATATCAGACGCTTTAGGTTATGTACTATGGGGTCTAAATCCTATTGGGTTAAAATCTCCTAGTAAAATGCAAATGTTTTAATTACTATTTTATATAAACGGAGAATTAAATATGGATATGAATACTCAACTAACTGTGGACTACGTTAAAGGTATTGTACTAGAGATTGAAGGGGTACAGAATCAGACTAGAAAAAGAGACTGCTATAAATCTTACGAGATTAGTGGTGGGCTATTAAGTAAATATGTTAAAGAAAGAATTATGGAAATGTTTCCCCTTACAGGGAGTTTCTACTCTATAGCCGACTATTCCCTTACTAAAAAGATCACTGAGAAAAAAGCTAAATCTTATAAAGACTCTCCAATCAGAAAGTTAAGCGGACCCGATGCTGATACTACTGAATATCAAGCTATGGTTAAAGATAGTGGACTCAATACTCAATTAAAAGAAATTGATAAACTATTTAACGAGCATAAATACTGTGCATTGGCAGTATTCCCATACCTAGAGATGAGTGAAGTAAGAGCTAAACGTAAAGTATCTTACCGATTTATTCCATTGGCACCTTACGAATATGATTTAGTAAAAAATCAACATGGTGACACTGAGGTGGTAGTACTGTCTTATCCTTCACTCAATATCACTAAAGGTATTGGAGAGAATGAACAAATAGCCGAGTCAGGCAGTGCAGACGAGGGAGAAATTAGGGCTTATGTATTCTGGACAAACTCAGAACACAGGCTTTTTAAAGTTAGAGGTAGTGGTGAGAAGTTAACAGTCTGGGAGGAAATCATCGAAGGAAATCCAAACGGTGTAAACCCCTACGGTGTTATTCCTGTTATTGATATGCCTTGGTCTTACGACCCTAATTATCCACTACCAAGTCCGCTACCGAGACAGACCGTAGAGATTAACGCTCTATTATCTATTTACCTTCAATCTGCATCAATGCAGGTAGGTCAATTAGTTTTAAAATATCCACAGGGTCAAGAATTAGAGACTGTCACTCAGGGAGTTTTCACGGGGATTAAATTGCCTCAGAGTAAAAACCCAGATGATAGCGAAACAAGTGCAGACTACATTAACCCCAGTCCAGATTTAGCAGGGCATAAAGAGTCTATCCTTACTTATATGAGTATGGTTTTAGATGAGCAGGGGATTAACTCTAATCAGGTAGTCAACCCAAGCGAGAAGTTCACATCTGGATTAGACAGACTTCTTTCAAGTGCAGACGTACAAAATATTATTGAGGACAATCAAGAAAAATTCTTAGTCTTAGAGGACGAGATATTTAAGATTGTAAAACAATGTAACGATGTACTTGGTGGGCACAAATATAACTCCGAGGAAATGTCGGTTATATACCTAAAACCAAAAATGATGATTTCGGACAGTGAAGAATTAGACAATCTTAAAAAGAAAAAAGACTTAGGTATATTCGAGGACTGGGAGTTACTACAAGACTATAACCCCAACTTGTCAGAAGAGGACGCTAAGAAAAAGATTAAAGATTTAAAAGCTACAAGAATGGATACAATGGTAACTAATGTTACTCCTAAAGTACCAGTACAAGGCGCTCCTATTGGCAATAAATAAAAAAGAAACCAGCTTTACACTCTCTTTAGATATACCTAAAGAGATTAAAGGTGAGTCCAGGACTGAATTATTAGACAACATAAGTGAGTTTTTACTTACCGAGGTACTGTCTGAGGTTTCAGTGGGTAAATCCCCAGTCTCAGGACAAAAAAACTTTAAGCCATTGAGTAAAGCCTACGCTAATTCTAAGAAAAATGGTGACAAGATTTCTAATCTTGAATTGCACGGGGATATGTTAAACGATTTAACTGCGGACGCAGTTAGTAGAAATAAAATAAAGCTAAGTATTAAAGGCGCACAGGCTGTAAAGAGTTATGCTCATAATACTGGTTACAAAGGACACCCCAAACTAGCCAATAAAAACCTAAGACGACCTTTTATTCCAGATATGTCGAAAGACGAAGTTTTTAATAAGACAATTACTAAAGGTATTGACGAATTAATAGCGGAGAAACTATCGGAGGTTAAAGATGGCTAAGAAACTTAGGTATTTCGACGGCAACGTAGTAGCAAAAATAGAAAAAGAATCATTCTTAGAGTTTTACTCCGTACTAGCTGGAGGCGACTACCTCATTTTAGCAGTTAAAGCGCTAATCCTAGCTGGGATTTCTCCAGTAGCTAAAGTAGGTCGTAGGTTTCAGAAATATAGTGCGTCTTATCTAGCTTTTTTAAAGGGAGAAGTTAGGTTTTATACCTCTAGAGGTAGAGTCCGAGCCTATTCAATAACCAGTAAAAATAAAAGCGGTAAAAGTAAAAAGGGTAAATTCCCTAAACCTTTCCCCAATAAAAAATTAACCCCAGTAAATCTCTATGCTACCGGTGAAATGATGGATTCATTACAAATGAGAGCCGTTAGAAACACCGCATATATTGGGTTTACAGATGAAAAAGCAAAGTATCACGATAAATTAGGGGCGGGTAAATCTAGGGTTATTCGTAGGCTATTACCAACTAGACAAGGTGAGAAGTTTGTCTCTAACATAGACAGAGATGTTAAAGCCCTAGCTAAAGCGTCCATTACTAAAGTCCTACAGAATAATAGATTAGGACTAAAAATAAATTTTGTACTTAGTACTAAGCGATAAATACCTTGACACTATGTCAAGTGTAAAAATAAAATAGGAGTAGCAGAATGTCTGAGAAATCTACCGTGAGTGAACACTCACAATCTGAGAGTGAACACTCTACAGAGTCTAATCAAGTAAATGTCAATGAAGTACTAGAGCGTCTTAAAGCATTAGAGTCTACTAATGCCAGATTGTTAGATGAGTCGAAAAAGACTAAGTCTAAATATCAAGAGGCACTATCTCAGTATGAGTCAGTGGATAAAGAACGATTAGAAAAAGAAGGTAACTTTCAAGCGTTATTAGAAAAAGAAATGGGTAGATCAAATAATTTAGTTAGTGAAATGAACGAAATGAAAAAGAAAGTGCTCTCGTCTAATATTAGATCAGTAGTACAGAAGTATGGATCAGACGTTTACGACATTGACGATTTACTTAATCAGCCTAGATTTTCACATATTCTAAAAGACGGGATTGACGATACCACACTGTCAATAGATGAAGAGAAGGTTAAGGAATACATTAACGAGGTAATTAAAGCTAAGCCGTATATGAAACGGAATAACTCTATACCTACTACTGTCGACACTAAACCCTCTTTCCAAAATATAGACGGTAAAGCTAAGTCACTAGACGAAATGTCTGCACAAGAATTAGAAAAGTTAATCGCATCAAGATTTCAATAATAGAAAATATCCAAGGGAGGATACACAATGGCAGCAATTAATCCAAGTACAGCTACTAAAAACGACATGATTGTCGCTCTAGTACAAAAAGAACTACTATTCAACGCAATGTTAGCTCCACTAGTAACTAACGTTTCTCAATTTGCTGTAAAGGGGAATAAATCAGTAGAATTCCCTAAGTTAACTTCATTCACAGCTGGTTTACGTGCATTTGGTACGGCTGGTGTTGAGTCGGTTATTTCAGAAAGTACAGACGTTTTAAATTTAGACCAAAATTTATACATCGCTTACATTATCGATACAAGTTCAGCTATCCAGTCTTCAATTAATTGGGAAATGGAAACGGCTAAACGTGCGTCTAGTGCAATCGCTAGAGCAATCGACACTAAACTAGTAGCTACTCTTGAGTCAGTAGGTACACCAGTAGGTGTAGTTGGAGACGTTACCAAAGCTATCGTTATCGAAATGAGACGTAAACTTATGGTAGCTAACGCTGATATGAACGCAGTAGTTTTCCTAGCATCTCCAGACCAAGAGGCTAAACTTTTAAACATTGACGAATTTACAAGAAACGATGTTTATGGTCAACCAGTAAACATGACTGGTATGATCGGTCGTCTTTACGGTGTACCGGTTATCATTTCTAACTCTCTAGCGTCTGGCTCATTCTATATGTTTGATAAAGCCGGTATCGCTATGGCTTTCCAACGCTCACCTGCATACGGTGAGGCTCCAGCTATTGAATACGGTGTTTCATCGGTTAAGAGAGCTATCGACACTCTATGGGGTGTATGTGGACTTCAATTAACTGCGGGTGTTTCACCTCTAGTAGTTAAGCACGGAGTTTAATACTTAATTAGTTTTATCGCCCACACCTAATACGTGTGGGCTTTTTAATAATTGGGGATTAAATGAGAGTTTCAGCATCACTAGTACCGACATATATAAAAGCCTCATCTCCAGATGAGTTAAGACTTTTTATCGTTAGATTAAACGCTATCACTGGCACCTACCGCGAGTATAACGTGATTAAAGACGGTAAAGTCTGGTACGCATGGTTTTACTGGGACGCTTTAGAAGAGTTACCCAATTTAGGGGGTGACGCTTGAGTATGTCCCCAAACATTGACGATAGAGAATTAGTTAAGTTTAGAGACGCTACAGGTACTTTATCTAAAGTAGCCGTAGTAGTTGAACAAGACCCATCTAATCCTATCCCAGTAATACAATCAAACGGTACACCTTTCTTTTTTTCTAATGAAGAGGACACAGTACCGGCTACAAATGTTAATTTAATTTCTAATCTTTACATCGGACCACTTGAGAGAAGAGTTATTTCCTTCGGAGTCTCTTGCCACATTGAGGGGATTGCATCTCTTTATGTAGACGGGGTCTTTAAGTATTCGGTGCGTACTAATCCTAGCACTTCAAATGCAGAGTTTTACTTTACACCTTACTTAGTAGTTACGGGTTTAATTGAAGTAGATTTTAAGGCTAGAGATAATTCTGCAGTAACTACAGTTTCAGCATTTATTCAAGGTACAGACATAACAATTTAAACGGAGTTAAATTATGGCACACGTTAGAGAATCATTTCCAGTTTTAGAGGACGCTATCACTAAAGAGGGGGTCGCATTACACTCATCTCAAAATGGGGACGCGAGCGCTGGTAAAGTCGGTCTTACGGCTTGGACTTTTAAAGACAGTACAGGAAACCTAGTACACCCTACATTAACTACTGAGGGTAAAATTCAAGTAACTTCTGAGGGTGCCGGAATTCCTAAAGGAGCTACGTCAAACGGAGAAGTAGTTGGGGCTTTAACTCTAACTAATATTTGTGAAGTGGCTCTTACAACCTCTAAAACTATGGGGAGAATTACAGTTTCAGGCTCATGTTTTCGTGAGGCAATTTTCTATCTAATTCAAGTGAACGATACTACTGAAACAATTATTCACGCTTTTATTGTAGGCGCGGGAGCATATTCCCACACAGCCTCAAAGGGCGAGTATGAAATTGTATCGGGCTCTACAGGTACACAAAAATTAATTCTTAAGGCTAAAAATCTTAATAAAGCATCTGACTTTTTAGGGTCTTTCTCCGCTTTAGAATTTGCAGTTTAATTAATATAGGTAGGTAAGTATGTCCCACACAGCTCCCGAAATGGACACCCGAGACACACTCGGTAAAACAATCCACTACGCTGGTAGTGTGGGACTTACTTCTGCTTTAGTGCCTCCGACTATCGGGGATAAATTGGGTAGTGTTATCGTTAGAAATCCCAATACAAACAACATTAATACAACATTAAAAGTGGCATTTGATGGGGGTACTACATACATCACTCTTTCTAGAGGGGAGTTTGTAGCTTGGTACCCAAAAAATAATGCGAGCAATACTCCAATAACTCAGATTAGGATTTTAGGTAGCGTAGACGTAACCTATTACGAAATAATTATGGACTTTGAAGTATGACAATTTTATTCGGTAGAACACAACAGGCAATAGATACACCTTTCGAGCCGAATCGTAACCCCCAATGGAATGGAAACGTAGGACCCTCTGGACTAACATCTATTGAGTCCCAGTCTGCTATTGAAGAGGCTTACTTTAGAGCTATAGCTAACGATAGATTTTTAGTCCTAGCTAGTTACGGAGGTAATGCCAATACTGGACGATATTTAGAATTTTTTCCCACCTCAGCCTCAGATATTTCACCTATTTTCTTATTATCCTCATCTAATATTTTACTTGTGACTTTCCAAACAAGTTCGGCTAATGCCACGGCTACATTAGGTCTTTTTGACTTAAACATTAGTTCGGTTACTCCAGTTTATTCTCTAGCCATAAATGGTAAGAGAGTGAGTGCTGTAGGAAACCCGCTAGCCACATTTTTATCTAATGCCCAGATAGCTATTCGAGTTACATCTGGCTCTATTAACACCCCAACTTTACAATTAACTTTAAGTGCTAATACATAGGTAGTTTATGAATAAAAGAATTAAGAATATAGACACTGTAGCTCACTCATGGGGCGGGGTATATTTAGAGCCGAATACATTTTACGACTGTCAAACTCAGACAGAAGTAAACATGTTTTTCTCTAGTGATAGTTTTCTAACTGCACTTACTGAAGGTAAAGCACAAGTTTTTGTTTCAGAGAGTTTAATCGCAGGTGTAGCCAATTCAATTAAAGCCTTAAGCACTACTGCTAATTTAGATGGGGACGGAAATACTTTAGTTAAAAATATACCCTTCTCATCTAAGACACTAAACGGTAAAGCTATTTTTAAAAGAATACACGGAGTACAAAATCAAAATACAATAGGATTAAATACTATTGAGTTTTTAATACCCTACCTATTTTGCAAAATAACTGGGGTAGAAGTAGTCGGGGGGTTTGTCGGGGATATAGTAGATTTTGAAGTTTACGATACACCTACAGGGGCAATCTCAGGCTACCCAAATGTAAAACTTAATCAATTCGGTTTCTCGGTATGTATTGCTAAAGACTTTTATTCCCATACTTCTGAGTATGAGAGTGACTTACCTCAAAATATAAAGCTAGTTGTTAAATATACAGCTACTACAGCTAATTTAGCGGGTATTAACTTTATTCTCAATGAGGTTAAATAATGGTCATTATAGCTACCAGTAAGCCAAACAAATGGAAAATAGGCTCCTACTTGATAATGGTATATCAGAAAACTAACTTCTCTCACGTTTTAATTGTAAAAGAGGGTGTGGTTTACGAGGCATCTCATGGTGACACTCATTCAATCCCATTTGAGTTATGGAAAATAAATAACGAGGTAGTAAACCTCTATCTTATCCCTGATTCTAAAGTCGATTTAGATTACGTTGAGGCAATGGTTACTGAGGATATTAGTTATGGGTTTATGCAAATAATTAGAATAGCCATAAAGTATTTTTTCGGTTTAACTATTAATAAGAATAACGGGAATGCTAGACTAATTTGCTCAGAATATATTGGTAGAGCACTTAGGTTAGACTGGGTTAATGATTATACAAGCCCTAAAGAAATAGACGACTATTTAAAAAATTTAAGGTTAACAGATGAATAAATTAAAAGTCCTCTACAATTTAACAGACATTACAAACGAAGTAGAAAACTACTTAGTAGACACCTATCCTCTAACTCTCCTAGCTGGAGATGAAATTAATGTAGGATATTATAAACCTATTAATTCTTTATTTTTAGAATTGAATACGGCTAATACTAATACATCTAATACTAAGGTGTATTATTATAACGGTACATCTTATGTAACGACTGTTATCTCAGATGAAACAAGAGGGTTAATTAGAAGTGGTTTCATTTCTTGGGATAGAAACTTAACTAACGACTCAGAAAGTATAATTGGTACTGAAACAATGTACTGGTATAAAATAAAAGTAGACGCTGACACCTCTGCAATGGTTTTAGCGGGACTAAATTTAGTATTTAGCTCGGACTCAGACTTAACAGAAGAGTACCCGTCAATTATGGAAATGTTACCAGAAGGTAAACAATCATTCATCGGGTTTCAAGTCGCTAGTAGAAAGGATATTATCAGCTATTTTAAAGCACAGGGTAAGTTAATTTCCTCAGGTAAAGCAGAGCTATCTACTAAACTTGTAGACCAATTCGACCTATTAAATTATGAAGAGGTTAGAGATGCATCTAGATTTTTAACCCTATCTAAAATATTTTATTGGTTATCTGATAGCGTAGACGATAAGTGGCAACAAAAAGCTAAGATGTTTGAGTCTAAATATGGTGACAAGATTTCCCTTGTTAATTTATCACTAGATAAAAATGATGATGGTAAAGCAGAAAACAATGAGGTCAATGCTATCCAATTTGTAACAATAGTAAGGCAATAAATGGCTATAGTTTCAGAAATATTAACGGCAATGGACGCTAAAATAGTAGCGACTATTCCAACATATACTAAGTCTAAGTTTAATTACTTTTTAGAAAAAAATAATAGATTAACGTCAAGAAAGATTTATGCTCTAAGACCTAATACGGGAAAGAGTGTAGTAGGTACAACTTTAAGTGCCACGTTTGACCAAGATTTTGAAGTCGTCTTATCTGACATTTATATAGATAAAAATGATAGTGATAAAGACCTAGGAGAGAGAATTATTTCTCTCCATACAGACGTTGAAACTCTCTACTTAGAACTTTTTCAGAAGAGATTAAACCTCACATCTGCTCAGGTTTTATTGGTTAGTTTAGTAGATTTATCTAATCCAGAAATAGATACCGACAATAGTACTGTGAGCATCACAGCTACATTTAGCATCAAATATAGAAGTCAAATAACGATTTAGGAGGATACTTATGAGTATTGGTTTAATTAAAGGTAATTCAAGCGTATTTATTAAAGAAGAAATTACAGAGGGTATTTTCGTAGCTCCAGCGAGTGTTAATGATGCTCTACAAGTTCTTTCAGACGGTGTAGGGTTCGAGTACACGCGCGCAGAAATCGAAAGAAATATTCTTAGCTCAACTATTGAAGTTGAAGCGTCTCGTGTAGGTTTGCCCAGTATCTCGGGTACAATCCCCACTGAACTTACAGCATCTAGTATCGCGGGTAATGCACCTAAGACAGATGTACTTTATAAATCTCTATTGGGCGGGAAACATCAATTAACTTCACAAGTAATTACGGGTGCGGGTCACACTACTACTAGAATCTTTATGGTTAGCTCAGGCGAATTACTATTTAAAAAAGGAATGGTAGTTAAGTTTTTAATCGCTGGTGCTCATGTAATGAGACCCGTAGGAGCTATTGGCTCAGGGTATATTGATTTAGCTATCGCTTTAGCATCTGCTCCAGCGGATAACGTAGTAATTGAAAAAGCTACTACATATTTCCAACAAGACGGTGCACCTACTTTCTCGGCTACTCACTACATGGGTGGACAAATTGAAGAACAAGTAGCAGGGTTAAGAGCTATCTCTTGTTCACTAGAGGGCTGGGAGACAGCATCTACAGCATCTACAAGTTTTACAGTAGAGGGTTTATCCCTAGAAAGATCGGTAGGTGCTCCAGCATTTACACCTAACTTCTCAGGTGACGCTCTACCACCAGTATTACTCGGAGCCTGTATTTTCTTAAACGGTGTTTCAGTACCATACTCAACATTTTCCCTATCTATGGAAAATAAAAAATCAGAAATTCTATCGATATGTGCAGACCAAGGTAAACTGGGCTCTAGATTTACTCAATTTGCCGTAACGGGTGAGATTAATCCATATATGTCTGACTCAGACGTAGCTAAGTTTGACTTGTTCAATCTTAACGATGATATGTCGGTTTTCGGGTACGCATATAACCCTACGGCTGTAGCTGGAGAGTTTAAAGAGGCTGTAGCTTTCTACTTACCTCAAACTAAAATCACAGCTATCCCAAGTGGGGACCAAGACGATGTATTGACCGACAATGTCGCTTTCAAGTCTTATCGTAAAGACGGTGGGGACTCTGTATTCTTGTCGTTCATCTAATCTAGGCTAACGAAGGATTGTTAGCCTTGTCTCTTCTCCTAGAGATTGAAAAGCCTCATTAATTTGGGGCTTTTCTTTATGATAACTTTTACCTTAGAATAATATAAAAAATCTAGGAGGGTTTAAATGAAAGTATTAAGAGTAACAGATAGAATTTCAGTAAAAGAAAACGGAGTAGAGTTTATCGTTAGCCCACTTACTCACGGGCAAAAAATGGAAATCTCGGACTGTTTGAAAGTTAAAGCGGGTCAAGAGACCGTAGACTACCAAAAAACGGCTATGCTTACTTTAAAGTTCACTATTAAAGAAGTTCACGGGCTAACTAACTACGATGAAACGCCCTACCAATTGGAATTTAAAGATGACTACCTTACAGATAATTGTGTAAGTGAGTTAATGGGGGCATTGGCTCAGACTCAACTATTTCCAGCGGTAAATCTAGCCCTAGCTAATCAATTTGAAACTGGTTTAGAGGGAGTAGAGATCGGGGTAGTAGCAAAAAAGTAGATTCCTTTCTTGAATTACTATTACATCGAATAGATGAAATTAGTTCACTACAGGCAATTGACCAAGTCGACATATTAGCTACATTTAACGTGCTACACGATGCCACTTACCAATGTAACCAATGTACTAAGAGATTGCCTAAAGTAGACCGTGATTTAAGAAAGGGCTGTAGTAAATCTCTAGATAAACCTTTTTCTTCGTGGAGAGATTTAATCAAGTTTAGAAAGTGTCCAGCTAACTTTTTTAGTCCCTATTGGGCATCTACTATTGATAATTTTCGACAATACCAGAACGGCTTGTTACCATTTAAAGGTAGTTTACTTGATCAGCCGAATAAAGTCATTGAGGCTTACAGCTTTATAGAGACTCTAAAAGTTGAATATGAGAATGAAGTTCATGCTAAACAAATGAAAGCAATGAAAAGGAAGAAATAAATGGCTAATGAAGTAGAAGTACCAATATCGTTAGACACCAAGGCTCTACTTGACTCTCTTTCCAAGATTGAAAAAAACATGGACGAATTTTCTAAGTCTATGCAAAAAAGTTTTGAGTCCTCAACTAAGTCAGTAACAAACTCATTTGAAAAATTAGGTAAAAGCATTGCTACTAGTTTTACAATCGGTAACATTGCGGGAAACCTAGCCAATAAAGCTATAGCCTTTTTGGGTGACACTATTCGAGGTGCTGTAGCTGAGACAATTAATTTTAACCGTGCACTGGTTGAAATTGAAACAATTCTACCTAAGAATACTAAACTAACTAAAGACCTAGTAGCTCAGCTAGAAAGCCTATCAATACAATACGGGACTACTCCTACCTCACAAGCTAAAGCATACTACCAAGTAATTTCGGCTGGGGTTACTGATACTAAAGACGCTACAGACTTACTAATCCAAGCTAACCAGTTAGCTACTGGAGGTTTAGCGGATATTGGCGGGGTAATTGATACCCTTACTACTGTATATAACGTATATGGTAGAGAAATTGGTAATGCTACCGACGCATCGGACTCTTTATTTAAAACGGTACAGCTAGGTAAAACAACTATGTCAGAGTTACAGTCTGACATTGGTAGAGTGCTCCCAATTGCTAAAACATTTGGGCTTAGTTTAGATGAGGTAGGTAGTTCACTAGTATTACTAACTAATTCGGGTCTTAAAACTCGTGAGGCGGTCTCATATTTAACCGCCCTATTAGTCGGGTTTTCTAGAAACGGTAAAGAACTAGGTGCCACAATGAATTCTACGGCTATCCAAACGGATGGTTTCGGTACAGTTATTGGTAGACTATTAGATAAGACTAAAGGCTCAAACGATGCACTAATTAAATTAATTGGTACCTCAGAAGGGGTTAGAGCTATTCAAGCCCTAAACGCTCAGGGTCTAGGAAAATATAATTCTACTTTAGCCGAGTACTCAAATAAGGCTGGGGTAGCTAGTGAGGCATCTAAAAAAATTATTGAAGGTGACGTAAGTAAACAGTGGGATATTTTTACCCAGAAAGTCGGAGCCTCAGCTAGAGGACTAGTTAACCTTTTTATTCCTGCGGTAAATGCTACTCTTGTAGCTTTTAATAGTTTCTCTTCTGTAGCCGATGATTTAGCCAATAAAATTTCTATTGAAACTAAATTAGAAGTAGTCAGAAAGAAAATAGCTCAGATGAACAAGGAAATGGAAACAGGCGTAGTACCTGTAGGGTTTTATAGAAACACCATTGCCAATTTAACACTCGAATTAGAGAAACTGGCTAATACAGCACCTACGGCTACTAATCCACTAATTACTCAAGTAGCGGGGTTAGAAGTAGTAGCTAAAAACCTGAACAATCAAATTTCTACTTTAAGACTTGGACTAGACGGGGTTAAAGCAATCGGACCTATTGAGGCTAGTTTAAAAGCAGGCGCATTAGAAGAGAAATTAAAAGGGGTTAATGCCCAAATAGCTACCTTAAAAGCTGTAGCTACTGCTCCAGTGACCACGGCTAAAGCAGAATTAACACCTCAGGAAATAACTAATCAAAAAATATTAGCAGATACACAATCCTTAAACGCTCAATTGTTAGCAGAACAAGACAACTATAACTCTCAGTCCGCAATATTAGGAATAGAAAACTCGTTTGCCCGTAAAGAGGCTGAGGTATTGGCTACCTATGATTTAGAATTTGCAAAGCTAGAGGCTACTCAAAATGCTGAATTAGCTAAGTCAGCATTTATAAAGAGTGAAGAGGAAAAAAGATTAGCCCAGACAAAAATAAATACGGATTTTGCTTTAAAGGCTCAAACTTTAGCTAATAAAACATCTATAGATATTCAGAAAAATACTACTGCACAGAAAAAGGCAGTAGATCAAGGGTATTTTGATGCCTCAGCTAATTTATTAAGTGCGGGATTAGTACTCTCTAAAGAGGGGTCCGCAGTTCAACAAGGGCTATTAATAGCCCAAGCTACTATGAATACCTACGCTGGAGCTACCAAGGCATTTGCTGAGGTACCCTCACCTGCCAATTTTGCAGTTTCAGCCTCTATCGTAGCACTTGGTTTAGCCAATGTAGCCAAGATAGCAGGGGCTAAGTTTGAACAGGGAGGGATTGTCGGAGGAAATTCTTTTACTGGGGATAATATACCAGTAAGAGTTAACTCAGCCGAAATGATTTTAAATAAATCTCAACAAGCTGAACTATTCCAACTAGCCAATGGAGGCGGTGGGAATAGTTCGGACGTAAAGCAAATGATTGCTGAAATGAGAAACACTCCGATAGTGGTGGAGATTTCTGGTAGAGAGATAGCTAGGGTAGTTCGTGAACAATCTCGTAGCGGTTTCGCATACGCATAGGGTAAAATATGACAATAAGATTTTATGTATATAATGAATTTGATAATGGTGTACTATCTTCCAGTACCGAAAACGCCTCGTTTCCATTGGAGAATTTAAAAGATGTTAGGCGTACTAAAGTCTATAGAAGTAATACTAATTCTGATACCGCTATTTTGGATATGGGGGGATTTAAACCTATAGACAGCTTCGTAATGGTAGACCATACCTTTAACGGGTTTAATCTTTCATCGTTAACATTAGAATTTAACTCTACAAATGTTTGGACTAGTCCGGCTTTAACAGTACCTATTACAATAGACTATGTTAACGGGATAGCTTTACATGAATTTTTAACTCCAATTACCTATAGATATTGTCGTTTAGTTATGAATTCTACTAGTGGTTTTTGTGAGCTATCTCAAGTATTTTTAGGTCTAAGGTCCACTTACGACTATGTTGATTTTAGTTACCCCTTAGCATTTCAAGTTAACAATTTAGCTGTGACCACTAAAAATAGATACGGTCAAAGGTTTATAGACGAGATCGGTACTCAAAGGGTTATTAGGGCTAAAATTGACTACATACCTAGAGACAGTATTGACGACTTTATGGACTGGTTAAATGTTGTCAGTAATACAAGACCGTTTTTTATAAATTTTGATAACGGACAATTAGCACAAAATACTAACAGATTTAACGGCTACTATTATTTAACTTCTGAGCCTACTTTAAACCTCACAAGTGGAAATTTCTGGAGTGTAGATTTAACACTAGAAGAGGCTAATTAATGTCGACTTTAGTTTACGATACACTAGAAACTGAATTAACCCAGACAATACAAATAGCTAATCAATTAGGTCTATACAATCCCATAGTAAAGCCTTGGTTATTTTTTGTTAATAACCCCGTGGGTACTTTTACAATGAGTATCTATAAAGACGCTCAATTTATTACGTCAAGAAACTTCACAGTATCAGATTTAAATACTCAACTAAACTCTACGGGGCTTAGTGGACACTTATTTTATAATATTAAGTTTAATGGGGTACATTTACCGTTTGGGTTTTACGATCTTAAATTGACGAGTACGGGTTATACTTTTTCTAAACAGTCTTGTTTGGCGTGGTGTAAAGAGTGGGGCTTAGTATTCGATAAAAACCCCGACATTGAGTCAGTAGAGTGGACTCAACGTCCCTTAGCAGTTAGAATTATTTCATTGACGACTAGAGAGGTATAGATTGACACTTTATAAAAGTAATTTTCCAGACGGTTTTAGCTCTAACAATACCCCAGCCGTTATTTCAATCGTAGCCATTGTAGTAGAACAATTTACGTTAACGGGTACAAATATTACTAACGGATACATTACTGTAGCAGTTATTCCGGAGCAGGCAGTAACGGTACAAGTAGACTGGAATGGAATTTGCCAATATAGCCCCGTGGACTATACGGTTTCGGGTGCAAATATTGTATTTAATAACTCACTTCTAGCTTTAATGGTCGCTGGGGATTTAGTAAAAGTTTCTTATCAATAAGAGGTAGATAGTGACTCAAATTAAAAAGAGTGGAATAAAAAATGATGCCATAGACGGCACTAAAATAAAGTTAGCCAATAACGAATCGGTTAGGTCTAGAAATAATGCTAACTCTGCCGACCTACCAATTTTAAAAGTTAATACAAGTGACTTGGTAGAGTTTGGTACTAAACCACAATCTACATTTACCCCTACTTTAGATAATGATTTAGCTACAGTTAAATCGGCTAGAGACTATGCGGACACTAAGCAGGCATTAAGCCAGAAAGGTCAACCGAATGGTTATGCACCACTAGACGGTGCGGGTTTAATTGCCTCTGCATTTTTACCTTCGTATGTGGACGATGTTTTAGAGTATGCTAGTTTTTCAGTACTACCGGCAATAGGCGAGGCAGGTAAAATCTATGTCACTCTGGACACTAATTTAACTTATCGCTGGACTGGCTCGACTTATATTAAAGTTGGTCAAGAGGTGACTCAAGTAGACCTGACTAACTCGGCTAATTCTACTTTAGCTACGGCTAATCTTAATTCAATAATTAACGCTCTAATATTCGGGTAGGTACAATATGAAATCTTTTATAGCTCCAGCGTATACGTTTACTACAGGTGCCTCGGGTGTGGGGACTGTAAACCTAAGCGGTATTTCTGGTTTCAACATTAAATATCTGGTATCAATAATTAACCAAACTAAGGGACAAATTATTTATGTAACGGGTACTACTGCATATAAATATACAAACGTAACTGGTACGACGGTAACTTTATTTTACGATACCACTTCAATGTCTAGTGGGGATATTTTACAAGTTATTTATGAGGACTTAAGCCCCATCTCAGTAACTCTGACAGGGTCTACAAATAAGTATCCTCGACATATTGTAGTAAACGATTCGGCAATTAATAATATCCCGTCAAGTGCATCTTTACCCCTGCAAATTGTAGCCTCTACATCTACTGCTATTTCAGAAATTCAGTGGACCGATGAAATCGGAGAAATTATCGGAGTGTATACAGGTGCCTCGGGAGTAGAAACTTTAATAGGATTATTTGCTTTCGGAGGTGGGACACCACTGGCTGTAAATATCCCAGCATCTACAAGAGTATCAATTAGAAACATGAAATCAGTAGCCATTACTAGCGGAAACGCTACTATCCAATTAATTGGATAATAAGGGAGTTAATATATGTCAGTAGCAATTTTCAACGGTCCGTATGCAAAAATATTAGCCAGTGCAGGGATAAAACTTAAAGACGATACATTAATCTTACATGGTGTCGGAGTGCCTGCGGTGACAGCGCCTAACGGTTCAGTATTTCTTTCTACTCTAGGGTTATACTCAAGAGTAAATGGGGCGTGGACCAAACTAGATGCACCAGAGTTAGACATAGCATATCTAGACGTTGAAACGTGGACTAAGACAGCATTAACAGATACTAGCATTACTAACATTGGCTGTACTTTAGACGGTACATCACAGGTTAATGGCAGTAACTCAGTTAGAGCAATTCACCAAGCGGCTACAACTTACTCGGTTAAAAAAACAATCTCAGTAAGCCCTAAGTTTAGGGGTAGAAATATCACTTTATCTTTATGGGGTAAAAGTACAGCATTGAGTGGAAACGTAACAATCCTTTTTAGAGATGAGACCAATGCTACAGATATTGGAGTTTCTCAACAAGTAAGTCTAGACTCTTCAATTAGTAATAAAGTTTTCTCTTTTAATATTCCAGCAAATTGTAGCAATTTAAGTTATAAAATTTCTTTCCTACAAGAGGCTGGGTCTCCTAATACTTATGTGGATGATATTCTTTTATCACTTACACAATTTGCAAAAACTAGCACAAGTATTTCTCAAACAACTTTCAACGCCACAGCTTGGGCACCATATACTCCAGTATTTACAGGATTTGGAACAGCTACAAGTATTGAATTTGAATATCGACAAATTGCCGAAAATTATGAAATTCGTGGAAAGTTTGTAGCAGGCACAACTACTGCTGTAGAAGCTAGAGTTTCTTTACCTCTTTCAGCTATTTCTGCAGGCACAGGATCAATTCCAAGTATTTCTGATGTTGGTCACTATGTTGCATCTTCTTCTAATGGATTTAGTGGAGCAATTTTAATTGAACCAACTACTGCATACATAACATTAGGACAACCCGCAGCGGGAGGAACTTTTGCTGCTTTAACCAAAGTTTTAGCAAATGCATTATTAAGTTCAGGAACGGCAATTTCATTCTTCGCTTCAATTCCTATCGCAGGACTCACAACTTCAACAACAACTTCAACGACTATCCCATTAACTACATCGGTACTAGTTCAACAACCTGATAGTGTATTAGTTATTACTGCTCAAAAACAAATGGCAACAACTAATACAAAAGTTCTTTGTTATGAACCAACTGCTATTTTACAAAATTTAGGCAGTGCGATTAAATATGAATCAGACACAGTTTTAGGAGATAGATTCACCGCTTTAGTTGCTGGAACATATAATATATCTGCAAGCATAGCTTATATTAATACTTCATCTGGAATAATGATTACTCTTAATCAAACAGACTTTACTTCAGATACCAACAGTTTAAATAAAAATCAATTTATTGCAGAAGCTTATTCAAGTGTATCAACCACTAATTTTGACACAACTGCCTCAGCCACAGTATTTTTAAATGTCGGTGATGTAATTCGTGTAGCACAACCTTTTGGTCCATTTGCAATTATAGCAGGTGCAGCTAGAGCTAAATTTTCAATGTCTTTAGTTGGATCAATTAAAATTTTAAATCCCTCATCAGATCAAAAAATAGATATTCCTACTCACTCGCTACGTTTCGAAGGTGCTTCTACTAGAGGTTCTACAGATACAGCAATTGTTAAGTTCGACACTCAAGCAATTACTCAAGGTGATGCTTGGGACGTAGTTAATACTGCTGCTAACGGTACTGTGATTACGATGAAAAAAGCTGGTAAATTAAGCGTAAGCACTAGCTTACGCCCTTCAGATGCAGGCTCTAGTATTCAGATTACAAAAAACCAACAAACGAAAACTGCAATCAGCGCAGTTGCTTCTGAAATAATGGCAAACTCTTATATTGGGATTGCAGCAAGACCTCATGCATCTAGCACTTTTGACGTAAACATTGGAGATGTAATTAGAGTAACTGCTGAATCTTCTCCAACTGCTAACGTCGGAAACATGGTCAACCTCTCACTCACAGAAAACAACATCCCTGCTAACTTTTCAAACGTGTTACCGCAATGGTCGCAGAGTGATAGCAGTATTAGGTTGAATACTGTTAATGGTTACGGATCTACTAATACTGTTATTAGAAGATTTAGTAATACAGTAGATAATTTAGGAACTGCGATTACATACACGGATTCCGCATCACTTGGTGCAAGCTTTATTGCAAATGAATCCGGAATATACACTGTAACCTATGCAGATGTTTTTAACAGTGGGTCTTATTTTGGACTATCTAAAAACTCTTCACAGTTAATGACCGATATAAGAAGTATAAACGTAGCTGATAGACTGGAAATCGCTACCTCATCGGCATCTGATTTTGTGCAAACAGTTTCATGGTCGGGATATTTATTAAAAGGTGACATTGTTAGACCTCACACTCAAGGTAGTGCATCCGGTACAAATCCAGACAGAGCACAATTCACAATCTCAAAAGTCGGAAAACCGAACCTTTCAAGTGTTGATGTAACATCATTTGTTAATATGAAAATTACTGATACTCAATATTTTGAACACCTAGCTACGACTTCAACTTTTGGATCTACTCTTACAAATAATGCTATTCTTTCTACTCCTTCTAAAAATACTAACACTGGTATATTTAGAGTATCAACTGATTCTGTAAATGGTACTCAATTCACTATTCTTAAAAAATGTTTACTGACTATGAGGGCAGACGCTCTTTACAATCAGTCAAACCAAGGTTTAAATTTTTATAGAAACACTACAATTTCTTTAACTAACATTTTTACAAATCAAGCTGTAACCGCAAGGATGAACTCATCTATAAATGTGGAAGCAGAAGTTGGTGAAGTTTATTCTTTAGGTAGAGGCGGTGTAAATGCTTTAGACTTATACAATGTACAGGTAACAGCTACCGCAGACAACAACGCCACAGCTTCACCAACTCAGCAAGTAAGCTCAGACACGATGAGCTTTGCTTTTAAAGCTACTGCAATAGATCCTGCTGTAGATGCTGTAGGGACGTTTAATACTTATACTTACGCTGCTAGTACGAATACTGCTACGATTTCAGCAAGTGCTCCTACGCAATCTACAAGCTCTATGAATGCTAACGGAGTTCAAGTTTTTGCTAGAGCTTATAATGCCGCTTCTACAGCAGCTTCTCCAGCAAGAGTTGATGTATTTATTGGGAAGGGATTGAAGAGTAAGCAAGTTGATGCATTTGAATCATTAGCAAAAGTATCCCCAGCAACTTTTGATTTAATTTCACTTACAGCAGCATTAACTGTATTAGCAGGAACTCAGTATTCTTACAGCGAATTAACTGGAATTTTAACAATCACAGCAGGTCTAGACGGTTCCGGTGTTAGTACGACTAGGTATATTGGTACTTCTACGTCAACTGCCTCTGGTCCAACTTCAGGTTACTTCGTTTTCAACGCTTCAAAATCTCCAAGCTTAGTAACGATTCCGAATTTAGCTCCGAGAATTGCTTATTTGAGCGATGTTAAGGCTAGTGGTACTACAGCAGGTTCCCTAACAACAGGAATCTGGAACACAAGAGTATTGAATACTATAACAGATGATACAGGGATTATAGGTTCATTATCAGCTAATACATTTACACTAAAAGCTGGCACGTATGACATCTTTGCAAGTGCGCCTGCATACCAAGTAGAGAGATGTAAATTAAGATTATATAACATAGCGGATGGTTCTATATCTCTGATGGGACAAGTGGGGTACATATCTGGATCAAGTGGATATTCTCAAACCTCTCCGACAATTATAGGTAGTATAACTATCACTTCTGATAAATCTTTTAGATTAGAACACTATATCGCATCTGCAACGGATGCTCTTAATGCTGGTGGGGTGTCTACCAATGTTGCAGAAAATAACGAAGTATACTCACAAGTTAAAATCACAAAAATTAAATAAGGAATTATATGAACTATAAAAAAGTATTAGAGTATTTAGGGTTTATCGAGGGTGTAGATTTCGAGTTAACTGAAATCGGTTTTAATATGCTACCTAAAACTCGTGAGGCTATCGAAGTAATTCACCATGATGAGGTATTAGAGGTATTGGATAATAATGGAAATGTTATCACTCCCTACACTCCAGCATTTAATGAAAACATACCCTATCAAGAGGTTTATACTCCAGACTCTCCTACAGAGGAGACTTTACAAGACGCTCAAAATAACATCTTAGTAAACGAGTCAGACATAGCACTGCTTTTAGAAAAGTATTTAAAAGATAAGTCTGAGTTTAGAGATCAAGAAAACGACTCAATTAATATCGTAGAAAATAGAATACACTCATGGACATTTGCCAATATACCTCAGCCTACTATAGCAGAATTAGCTATACTGGCTCCGATTGTTAAATTAAAAAAAGAAGAGACAAGTAGAAAGGACTCTCTACTACATAAAGGTAAAAAAGCCCGTCAAGCCTGCCTAGATTGTCTAGACTTAATCGCTGGTTTCAATCTCGATAGAGCGCTAACGGCTACTCAAATTACAGAAATGCAAAATACATTTGCACAAGTTCAAATGGCATTGATGACTTCTAGACCCAGCTCCGCTAAAGCGCTTATCTCAAGTATTGCAGTAGACGATATTTTATTAACTGAGCAAATGAAGAGTGACGTTTTAGGTATTTTAGCAGAGTATTAATTATGAGTACTTTTAAAGAAATGGTAGCTAAAACAGGTACGAGAAAAATATCTCTTGTTAGAATTAACTCTTCTAAACGTCTTAGGTTTTTTACTTCTTTAGGTAGTGATACCTATAGTAAGGTCGTAGATTTTTTTGTAGAGTCTTTAGCAATTGACGGGGTTAATTATTCAAACTTAGAAACCTTAGTAGATAACTCTTTTAACTACGACATAAAAACTAAGACACTCACATTTAAAACAAATGGAATAGACCCCAACACGGTCTACGTCGTGCCAACATTTGCCCACTTTTTCTCTAATTACCCTGTAATTTTACCTCATGATTTAAATGCTGGGGAGCTAATAGAATACGAGCCGAGATTAAAAGACTTAGGCAGTGTAAAATTAGAACTAGACTATGAGAATACCGGTATAGCCGTCGAGTCGGATAGCTCTATCACTCTGGAAAATACCGACCGATATTTCGATAACCTATTTGACACCCTAATATTTGAAAACAAGACGGTACTTTACCACTACTGGTACGAAAACCTACCACCAAGTCAGGCTAAATTATCTTATAAGGGATTAATTCAAGACAAGGCTTTTAACTCTAAGACGATTAAATTTAACATTAAAGATAAATTCTTAACCCTCCGAGATAACCTAAAGCTAAATCTATTTGATGAAGGTGACGGTAGTTACGATGATAGTTTATTCTTAAAACCTAAAAAGAGAATTTACGGAGAAGTCAGTAAATTACAAGTTGTAGGGGTAGATAAATTAAAAGGCTCATTTACTGGAGTGGGTACAATCTCTGGAGTACAGACTACAAATACTGTCACTGGATTGGGCACAACATTTTTAAAGGACCTATCAGTAGGGGATAAATTAAAGTATACAACTATCCGAGGTATTACTGGAGAGTTTGGAGTACAGGAAATTTTATCTGATTTAAGTATAGTAATAAGTGAGCAGGTTTCTTCGTCTTTCATAGGTGCGACTTATGTAGTGAGTACTGATACCTATTCTAACCATTTTAATCGTAGATTTAACATTGCCGGACATAAACTAGTAGAACTATCTCAGGCAATTACTGAGGTAGTGAGTACTTCAATTTTCAGAGTAGCATCAATAGATGGTTATGAAGTTGGTAGTCTTGTAGAAATTAATAGTAAAAGATTTACTATTAAACGTGCCTACGGGGACCTAATTATAGTTAATCAAAATGTAAGCCCGTATCCAATTCTAGGTAACTTAATTAATAGAGTCCCATGTTTTAAAGCCTACCACGGGATAAAAGAATTAACCTATAAGACAGATTTCGAGATTGAAAACCTAACTTCAAATTGTACTTTAGTCCTTTATCCTAATGCCGAGGAAAATGTAACTGTACCCACTATTACACCGTTAAACTTTAACTTTACCAATGGCTCTAGAGTAGTTACCTGTACCGCTGGAGACGACTTAACTTTACTGTTTGAGTCGAGACAATTAATAAAACCAGATGATATTACCTATTCAAATTATTTTGAAGTATTAATGGTAACTCCTACTGAGATTAGACTTAGGACACCTTTTACAGGAATAACTACAACTAATAATATCCTACAGAAGAAAGTAGAATATGTTGAGGACGACTCAATAGTAGCAGTAGATTGTATTGGATTAGCTAATTCTAGTGGGGCTTGGATTAGGTTTCCAAGTGAAATAGTTGAACATATCCTAGATAAAGACGCTGGACAGTCTATCAATACAGCCTCTTTTTTAGAGTCTCGTTCTAGTGCAGAGTTTAAAGTTTCTTGTTATTTCCCTGAGCTAATTGGAGATGAGACACCTCAGATTAGAGAGTCAATTAGTCGTATTAATAAATCAGTATTTGGCTCCCTTTACTATGATGATAACTACGACTTTAAATACTCTATCCTAAACGCTAATAAGCCTGAGGGTATGAAAGTATTATTTGAGGACGATGTAATAAGTTACGATGTTATTACTAAAAATAGAATTATAAACTCAGCTAAAATTAACTATAAACCTCACCTAGATTTAACGACTGGTGAGATTGTCTATGATGCTCTTACTAAAGGCTCGGAGTTTGTAGATCGGCTAATAGGCTACTCTCAAGATAGGATATTAGACACAATACTATTTAATGAGAGGGATGCTCAAATTATCCTTAACCGCTACCTATTTTTTAACTCTTTAACAAATAGTTTAGTCAAGATTAGGACCAAACTAAATACCGTAGAGTATAATTTAAACGAGCCAGTTAAATTAAAGTTCGATAGAATTTATAAAAGGTATGCAGGTACGGATAATAGTAAAATAGGTATCGTTAACTACATTGAAAAAGATGAGGATACCTGTAGTCTACAGATAAACGACTTAGGTGGGATATTTAACAGGGTCCCAGCGATAGCACCTAATACAATGGTAGACCTAAATAGTTCGTCACTTGATGAGATTGCCAGACACGGATTTATTGTGGACAATATAAATGAGACACCCGATAATACTGAGAAGTATTTAGGTAGTAACTTAATAGGTTAAAAATGACATATACAGCTTTTACATCTACAGAAATCGAAGTCTCTAAGGCTATTCGACAAGAATTATTTCAGAAAGTGAAAGATAACTTCGAGGACCATGAGGCTAGATTAGTACTTATTAGTCAGAATGCTACCAAGATCGAAGTATTTAATGCAGACGTTAGAATGGGCTCTTATGCTAGTAGTGTGACAGGTATTCTATACCACGAGGCGTTACAAGATATGAACTTAATCGAGTGTGCAATTCAGATATTCGATTTAAATGGTATTTCCTCAGGAATACTATCTATAGATGTTAAAAAGAACTCTACTCCCGATAATACGGGTATGGTTTCGGTCTTTACTACAGCACCGTCAATCAATTTTGCCACGGCTTTGAACTACCAGAGAGATACCGCTACTTTCAATACTAACCAAGCCATTTTTAAAGGCGAAATATTAAGGCTAGATATTACCTCACTACCTGTAGGTCTTGGTAAATTTAGACTATTAATGATCGGAGAAGTTTAATGTCTGCAATAATTAGTATCCCATTTAATCATCAACCTGTTAATACTGGGGCTGGCTCAGGTACTTACACTGTACCCGCTGGAAAGTATGCACGTTTAACTTTTAACTGTGTGGCAGAGGCTTATTTAACCTTGTCTAATTCTACTGGGTTAAACCTTACGAATGGAAATTCTGCGGAGTCTAATGTTTCTAACGGTACGGTATATCTAAAATCTGGAGATATTATATCAACGTCTACCTCTGGAGCCTCAGGGTCTTATACTCGAACTACAGCGGGTACAGAACCCGCAAACGCTGTAGGAATAAGTCAGGGGGCTATCCTACTAAATGGTACGGTATTTAATAGGGTCTATGCTAGGGTGTCTAGTATGTTCACGGCTCAGAGTAGCCAGCCCACGGTCACGGCTAACGGGTCGGCGTCGGTTTCATACTTCTATGAAGAGTTTACAAATATCTCATGAGAAAATTACAGCTAGGGGCTGAGGCGATACTAACTATTGTCCTTTTACCTTTTTTATTGTGGGTGGTGACTTCAATTTTCAGCCTACAATCTAGCTCTGCTCTGGACAATTTTAAAGTAGAACAAATTAAAGAAATGTTAGAGAAACAAGATAAAAAACTAGACTCTATAACAGAGTTATTAATTAATAAATAATGGGAGTTTTAAATGGATTTAAAAGACGCTGGTAAATTAGTTTTAAAGTCAGTAGATGAAAAAGCACTAGTAGCTGGAGTATTAGAACTATTACTAGAGCCAGCACTAAAGAAGTTCGTAGCTGATACTGCTAATCCTTATGATGATATGCTAGTGGCTACAGCTTACCCTAAGCTAAAAGAATTTATTCTTGCTGAACTAGAAAAAGCCGTAGCTAAGTTAGAGGCATAAAATTAAATTTGTAGAAATTTGTAATTATATTTATGATTTCGTAGTTAAAACTGTACTGGGGAGTATTGTAAAAAGTGCTTTCCTAGTATGGTTAACTAAAAAAGTAGTTGATTACTTAGCCAAACCTGTCTACGACTGGGCTACTAGAAAGGGCTATATGGCAGTTAAAGAAGTTCAAGCTAAAAAAGCTGAGACCAATTTAGAAAATGCTCAAACTAAAGAAGAAAGAAGAAAGGCTATTGATGAAATACCTTAGTGTAACCCTACTACTATTTTTATACTCTTGTAATGGCATTACTCCAGCTACCCACATAGACGTTGAAAGATGTTTCACTTCACTAGAAAGAGAAGTAATTATTGGAGAAACTAAACTCTACGCTGGTACTTGTATTTGTCACACCTACAGGGTCGGTGACGTTATAGGACGTATTACCGAGTCAGAAGAAAAACCTCTGCTCTACTGCGATAAAATTGGCGGGATAAAGAACTATGCGACTACACTCTATCTTTATCTTGAAGAATGGAGAATTTATTTACTACAACAAAAAACAAAATAGTCAAACTTAAATAACTATTCACTCGGCAAAATTTACCCCAAACTATTAGTATAAGAATTAACCTTTTTTCACGGAAGAAAAATGATTAACGACTGTATCTTAGTTATTCCAGATATTCATTACCCCTATTCACACCCTGATGTAATACCCTTCTTAACTGCAATTAAGAAAAAATATAAACCCACTAGAATAATAAACCTAGGAGATGAGGTAGACGGACACGCAATTTCTATGCACGATAGTGACCCTGATTTAGATAGTGCTGGGGTAGAATTATCCAAGTCTATTTTAATGATTGAGGAGCTAGGAAATTTATTCCCTATTATGGACCTAATGGAGAGTAACCACGGCTCATTAGTTTTTAGACGTGCTAAGAAATATGGAATACCCAAGCATGTTATAAAGTCCTATTCTGAAATGTTACAGGCGTCTCTAGGGTGGAAATGGCATAATAGGTTAGTGGTTACGTTGCCAAATAAGCAGAAGTGCCTATTTGTCCATTCTCTAGGTGCTAATGTCCTACAAGTAGCTCAGTCACTAGGTATGAGTGTAGTAGAGGGGCATCACCACTCACAGTTTGAAATACGATACTATGATAATGGAGAGTCTTTAATTTTTGGATTAGTGTCCGCTTGTCTCATTGACGACGAATCGTTAGCTTATTCTTATAATAAACTCTCTGTTAAACGCCCTATAATGGGTGCCTCTCTTATCATCAATTCCCTACCAATTTTAGTACCCATGAGACTCAATAAAAATAGACGCTGGACTGGAGAGCTATAGTGTTAAAGCTACCTAAGTTTTTTAATATTTTTGGGATAAGAGTTAAATTAAAGTACGACTCTAAAATGCCTACCAATGTAGCAGGGTATTACTACCCCGATAAAGAGTTAATAACCTTAAACCCATTACAAGATGATAAAGAGGCACTTCATAGCTTAATACATGAGGCGGGACATAGTTTGTTTTATAGGATTAGTATTAATCAGTCTATTAGCTACGAGGTACATGAATACATAGTTAATAATATGGCTACTATGCTTTTAGAAAATTTCGATATAAAATTTAAAAAGCCATAGGTCTAATCTGATTAGACCCGACTCACCCGTACCATTGGCTAGGTGCTTAAATAATAAATAAATAAATGGGGGAGTCTTTTTAAAAAACGTAGTGTGTGAATTGAGCACGAATTAAAACATAAATTAAGAATACAACTACTAGGACAAATGATCGTCCTAGTAGCCTATCAGAGAAATTATTTCTTAGCTGGTTTCTTGACTGGCTTAGACTTAACTGGAGCCTTTTTAGCTGGAGCCTTTTTAGCCAGCTTTTTCGCTGGGGCTTTAGTGATAACTTTTTTAACTGTTTTTGATTCTGTAACCATTCTTTTTCTCCTAGTCCTAACGACGTAAATGCCATTGGGTATAAATTTGTAAACTCTGATAAAATTAACGAGTCCGCTATTTTGAAATCTTTTTTTATTCTCATCTCTAAACCATATAATATTATTATTTAAAACGTAAAGTACATTACTACATAGTGATAGCATTAAATTTTTCCTCAATGTTTTTTAGTCTAGCTATTTCCGTACTGCTATCTTTTAGTGCTTTCATAATTTGTAGGAAAGTACCACTATCTAAAATAGAAACCCATTCTTTTTTGCTTTTACGGTGAAAAATTACATACTGGGTACTTTTACAATCAGTTTTACATTGTTCGACGGCACTATAGAGACTAAAAGCCTCTACCCTTTTTACTTCGATGTGAAGGGGTAGGTCACTGACTACGTCTGGACTTTCATTTCCTCCAGAGAATTGTTGACCTCTACGAGCCTCGAATCCGTAAGACCGGATTAACTCCGCTACTTCTCTCTCTCCACATTTACCTTTAGAATTACTATTAATTTTTTTAGCCATTTTTACCCCGTGTAAGTTAAGGCTAACTGAAGTTGAGGCAAAATGTCTAGCTACAGTACAGCACTTAGGGTTTTTTCTTTCGACCGAACTACCTTTAAAATTCTCTCGTCCACGGCTCCAGCAATTATGTAGTAGTAGAGACAATCCTTATCTTGACCGATTCTATTGATTCTCTTTTTAGCTTGTTCTATGTCCGACCCGACCCACGGGAAAGAGTTAAATACCATTACATGAGTATTCACTAAATTTAACCCCGTCGAACTCGTGCCTATTGTGGTCACTAAATACTGGGACTTTTTATTAATAAAGTCTTGGACAATAATATCTCTATTCTCTAAGGATACTTCTCCCGTAATGGGACTTACACCGAGTATTTTAGCCAATACTTTAGTGCTATCAATATGGTCGCAGAAAACTACTATCTGCTCACATTGACCCTCACCTATTAACTCCTCACAGAATTTGGCGGTGTGTGGAGCTTTTAGTAGTGCATTTTTGGCTTTTAAACTAGCTAGAGCTGTACTGGGTTTATTAGTTTTAACAAACGACTCAAATAATTCGTCACTCGGTACCTCTTTTTCAATGTCTAGAAAAACCTCGATGTCTCTCATAGAGGGTAAGTCTATATCCATTTTTAGCCGTCTTAAGTAACAAGTACTCATTATAGTTTTTAGTTCGTCTGTATTTCTATGTCCCGAGTACTTGGTTATCTTTCTACCATAGATTATTTTAGACTCTGGGATAGAGAACTTGTTACAAAAAGCCCAGTAGTTATTATAGGGAGCCATTGCAATACGGGTTTGAATATTTCCATAAGAGCATATCATTAGTAAGGAATAAAACTCAGGTATGCGGTTTTTTATAGGGGTCCCCGACAATAAATAAACATTGGTAGGTTTATATTTTTGAATATAAAAATGAATTGCCTTAGTCCTATTGGAGTCTATATTTTTAATATAGTGGCACTCATCAATGATAATATGTGAGCAATTTTCTAAGTATATTTCAGCCTTACCAGAGGCTACATACTCATAAGAGCAGATGTTAAATAATTTATTAAATCCCCATTTGGAAATCTCTCTAATCCAGTTAGCTTTTAAGTAAGCGGGACACACTACAAGTAGCTTAGTACAATTTCTTGATGCCTCTATACTGCTACGCGTCTTACCTAGTCCCATATTATCCGCCAATATTACATACTGGTTTATCTCTAGGAAACCTTTAGCTACAGTTTGATGGGGTAACATTGGTAACATTGGCACGTTCCTTGAATATTAAATCCCAAATAGTGAAATAATTCACGCTGGGAGAAGTATTATGAGAAAGCCTATTAAAATGTCCGAGACACAATTAAAAACAATAAAAGAACTAACACAGTCTGGGGTTAACTCTTATCAAATTGCTAAACGTCTAGCTATTCCGAACGCAGTAGCACGTTATCACGCTAATAAAGTATTGGGACGTAAAAGTATTCCCGAGGTAAAAACTACAGGTGACGTTACCCCAAATATCCTAGACGCATACAACGAATATAAAAAACAAATGGAAATATTAAAAGTTAAATTCTTATCCGAGGTAGCTAATCAATTACATTAGTAAAATTGGGAGAGTAAATAGTTCATACTCTCCCAAATTATTAACTTAAACTAATTACAATACAAGCTACCCCTAAGCGTTTGTCTACTTTAGTCGAGCTAAATTTACCATCTGAGGTATACAATCCCGAATGATACTTACTAGTAGACGCATAGACGTAGGGGCTGACTAGACCTTTGTGTCTATATCCAAGCCCGTTAAATTTTTCTGCGAAGTCCATTTGTCCCGCGAAGTCCCACTTAGCTGGAAACTTATTTTTCTCTAGAATAATAGCGTCGATAGCGGATTCGTGCCATGAGGTAAAGGGACCGCGACCCTTAGGTACATTTACCGTTTTTTTATTCCAAGGGTCCCCATTGTGTAAGCACCCTCGGAAATCTAGTGAACTTTCTCTATAGTGTATCCCAGCTACGAGTTTCCAAGGTACTCCAGTAGCGTCTTGTACTGCCATGTATCTTTCTTGGTTAGCTAAAATTATCTTAGTGACAGAGAGTATTTCTACCTTAGCCTCACCATTTACTACAATGTCTCCAAACTCATCGGGATAAATAACGGGGGTTTCTTTAGTTACTGGGGGCTTTACCTCTTCATACTTTTTATAGGTAATCTCTTTCTCTACATTCTTATTCAATAGATTTTTAAAAAATCTCTTAATCGCGTCCCATACCATATAATACTATCCCCTCTATTTTAGGCGTACACGCAGGACACACCCGTTTAAATTTATTTATCGCTTTAAATTCTAAATCGCACTTTAAACATTCTCTTTCTATAGTGGGTAATGGGTCTTTACAGGATTTACATATCCTTACCCCATTACCTAAAGTTAGAATTAAGTTATAATTATCGCAGTTAGGACATTGCTCTCTATTCTGCACTAGACCATATCTCCATAGTAGCTTGTGAGTAGTTATGCCCATGACACTTACTAAAATAAGGACATGGAGTAAAATAGTTCTCACATTGAGAGTAGTTTCTAACTGGCACTAGACCCTTTCTTAAATCATTAGTTCGGGCATGAAACGTATTGAAGTCGTCTTTAACCCACTTAGTTTTTTCAGCGTCCATTGGTACGACATAAATTCTAGTCTCAATAACTTTCTCCAATCTATTAACGTAGGCAGATAGAGCCTCTTCTGATTTTCTCTTGGTCGTTGTTTTATTTGTTGCTATGTAAAGGGCACCCGAGAAGTCTTTTAAGTCTAAACCTAATTTCTCCGCGACTTGATTAGCATACGAACTATACAAGTGTAGTTGAGCGTCCATACCCAATTTAGCTTTTAGAGTTTCAGACTGTCTAGCAGTAGTCTTTAAGTCTCCCAAGTACCATTTTGGAGAGTCTAAATCTTTAAATACCACGTCGATAAACCCAATAAAGTTATCATCGGTTAACTGTAACTCGATAGCGATTGGAGTAAGACGGCTAAATACTTTATGCGTCTCTTTAAAGTTCAAGTAAACCTTAACCATTGCCACGACTAGAGCCATTCTATCGCCTTCAATGTTAGCACCTGATTGAACATCTTTAATTACCTGAGCTAAACCATTTGACGTGTGTTGAGTTAGTTCTAAAATTGTGTGAAAGGCTTTACCGAGTACTAATGAGTCTTTATTATCGTCGAAATCTATATCCTGAGGGGTGTTATTAACCTTGTAATGCCAATATTTTTGTTCACAAGATTTAACCGTAGTGTACGAAGAGTAACTTAATCTAGTGTCTGACAATTCTCTTTTTTCATTCGGTGGAAATGGTAACTCTAACTGTATCTCTACCTTTGTTTTAGCTTTTTTCTTAGCCATAAAATTCTCCAGTGTAAGAGGGGAGTATTAACTCCCCCTTTAAATTATGCTAAAAAGCTATCGTCTTCTGTAGCTGGGCTAGACTCTAATACTTCTTTCATAGCGACTTGAGTAGACGCTACTAAGAGTTTACAGTCGTGAAAGTCCTTACCTGCCATTTTACCCTTAGTAAGTTTTTGCTTACCATTGTAAACGACTCTACAAGTAGTTTTTGGCTCAATATCTTGTAACTTGTAATTGATTGACCCGAAACCGTTTAGGACTTTCTTCTCATTGCCCACCATAAACTCATGTTGTAAGCCGAATTTACCTTGGAAAGTTCTCATAAAAGTACCCTCTACGATAACATCTCCAGCCTTAAAAGCAGGTTTCCCGTTAGGTGCTACGTTAATGTAACTAACCGACCCGCCCACTTCGTTAAATTGCATCTCTGACATAAAAAAATCTCCAAATGATAGCCGAAATATTAATATTGAAAGGGTAGGCTACCTTACTCTTTCGTTAAGTATTTCTTAAATTGTTCAAACTCCGACTTAGCCCTACCGTCTACATAAATGGTCTGACTGTCTAACTTCATTCCTTTAGGTGTTACCATTACTCCGTTAGGATAGTCTGGACTCCAAGTCTTACCGTCCAGTCTAATCATGTTAGCTGGAGTCTCCATAGTAGTACCCTTAAAGTAATGAATGAAAGCGTCTCTCATACATTGTTCTAAAGTGTCTACAGCGTTTAAATCTCCGCTATCGTATTCGATATAAAGTGCATCGTGAAGAGTAAATATTATTTTTAATCCTGCATCTTGAGCCAGTGCTACAGCCTTTCTCATTATCGAACTACCAAACCCTTGGATAGGGAAATTTCCTACCGATCTAAAATTATTATTGTCTCCAAACATCGTCCAGCCACATGGTAGCTTTAACTTACCCTCTAACTGATATTTTAAAACTAATTCGTCACGACCCGAGACCATATCTGGAAAGGCATCATTGAACTTATTAATAAACTCTTGAGCATCGTCCTCAGTAACTACCTTACCTGTATCTTGTGTTAACTTTCTGGCTAGTCCTACTTTACTCATCTGGTAACTTAATCCAAGTACAGTAGCTTTAAATAAGTCCCTTATTGCCTCGTTATCCGATCTTTTAGCGTCCATTGGTACCGCACCAGCTAATTTAGCAAAGAAAAAATAAACATCTCCAGAGGCATAAGCATCTAACATATTTTTATCTTTAAAAATAAGAGCACCTAATAAAAACTCTTGAGACGAGTAGTCTAGTCCAGCTATCGCTTTACCCGATTTAGGTTGTATTAAAGCCCGAAACCAAGCCGACTTTAACGGGATAAAGGAAACACTGCGGGGCTGTGAGCGTCCGCTCTGACTGCCATATATACCCATAAAAGCACGGGACCTTTCGTCTACTCCGACACTATCAAAAAATGTATTCTGGTTTTTAGCGTGTGGACTAGGGGGTATAAACCCATTCATAGACTGCCTAGTTTTAAGTAGTCTAACCATTTGTTCACCGAAAGAAGTCTTAGAGTAGCTATGTCTCGTAGGGAAATAGTGAGAGAAAACGTCTACAGTTAAAGAGTATTTACCTGTAGCGGTCCTAGCCCAGTCGTACCCTAGACTATCTATCCAATTAAATATTTTCTTCTCTCTACGAGAGTATTTCTCTTGTACTTTATTCCATTCAAACGGGGCTATCTCTGGGAATAGATCGTTAATCTCTCTCATAATATCGTCTAAAATATTCTGAGAATTATTAAAGAAGTTTTTACACCATTCTAAATTAATGGGATAGCCGACCCTTTCAACTACAGCACTACGACTAGCATACTCTCCTCTAAGAATTATCTCTGACTGTAATAATGGTAGCTCAGACTTAGGTATTAGTATTTTCCAAGCCTTTCTAAAAGCGTCTAGTAACTCGGGTAATAACTCAATGTCCGACTCGTTATATTCTAATATTTCCTTTAACTCTGAATTAGTAAATGTTTCGGGAGAAGAAATTATCAAGTCTCTTATTTTATCCTTTCTATCTGTATCAATTATTTTACCTAACATCTTGTAGCACCCTGAGGCTAGGTTATGCTGGGGTTTTTGATGGGACTCTAAATCGTCCTCAGTGTTAAAGTAGCCTCTGGGTGCCGAGGTATGTTTAACTTTACCGCCTATTAACTGTCTACCATACATAAACTCGTGACAGTGATTAGTTAACATTCTGTACTCTAAGTATAGGTCATACCATTTGAGAGGTATTGGATTAATACCTAGAGAATAAAAAGCACTAGCCTCAGCTAGGACATTCCAAGCTACGAATATATAGTCCTCAGAAATTAATTTTTCTAAATCAGTTTTTAACCCTTCTTTAGACTCAAGGTTTTTGTGTAACCAATAGGTATATTTCTTAGTCCCAGTAGTAGATAAAGAGACGCTACAGCTAACTAGGTTAAGTTTTTCTTGGTTAGTAGAGTTATACTCGAAGTCGATATATACATATTTCATACCCAGAAACTTAAATCGGTTTAATTAAGAAGTAAACACTATACTTATTTATTTATGTGGTATAAGTATGCTACCTAATTAACATGGAGTTTGTTCAATGGGACGTAAAAAACTAAAAGGAAAAGATAAGAAGGTTAAAATAAGTATAACCGTAGAAGAGTACCAGCTAGAGTTTCTATATGAAATGGGTCCTACGGTATCCGAGGCTATTAGAAAGATGATAGACTATAAACTCAGAGGAGGTAAGAGATGAGTGCATTTTCTGAATTAGGAAAACTTACCATTATTGAAAATGAAGAATTAAAAAAAGAAATCGCACAGCTAAAAGAGCAGTTAAAGCGTGAAATGGATTGTGTTGATTTTTATGCTAATACTGATTTTTATGGCAAGTCTGGATTATCCACAAAGGAGGTTTCTGTTTTTACCCATATGACAGAGGGAGATTTAGAATGGTTCCCTGAAGACAGTAGTCAGAGGTGTGGAAAACTAGCCCGCTTAACCCAACAAAATAGGAGTGAGTAGATGAGTGAAGATATAAAATGGCTTCGAGCTATGTTTTTACTTAATTACTTAGATTGCACCACTGAACACATAAGAAGTTACAATGATTTTAAATATTCGGTTTGGGCAATGGAATATTAGAAGAGGAGAAGTGAGATGAGTTTAATGACTAAAGATGAGAGAAGTGGCGATTGCGATAAAGATAAAACAACAAAGGAAGTGAGAGATGAGTGCGACGAATAAAAAATAACAGGCAATTAAGCCATAGGAGAATTATATGTCACAGGAAAAAATCGAAACTATTAAATTTAACGATGTTGAATACATAAGAAAAGATTCAATGAAACAAGATGTAGAGATCATGAAAAACATTGTCATGATCCGTACTTATTCAGCAGGGGTTCATTTCGGGGAACTTGTTAAAAGAGAAGGTAAAGAAGTTCACTTGAAAAATGCACATAGAGTTTTTTATTGGGTAAATGCTTGTTCATTATCTCAACTAGCAATGCAAGGGAGTCAGAATAAAAATGCCGATAATAAGATATCAATGGCTGTACCAGAGATTATTCTTACAGAGGTCATTGAAATTATTCCAATGACAAAAGAGGCATACATAAACCTTACGGCTACTTTATGGGTGAAGTAATTAAAGATTTTTCTGGAGATGGATCTGGATATGGATCTGGATCTGGATCTGGATCTGGATATAGATCTGGAGATGGAGATGGATCTGGATATGGAGATGGAGATGGATCTGGATATGGAGATGGATCTGGATCTGGATCTGGATCTGGATCTGGATATAGATCTGGAGATGGAGATGGATCTGGATATGGAGATGGATCTGGATCTGGATCTGGATATAGATCTGGAGATGGATATGGATCTGGAGATGGATATGGATATGGATCTGGATATGGAGATGGATCTGGATATGGAGGAAGCTAATACAAAAGATAACTAGTGCTCATGACAGTATTATGCTCTTAAAGATAAGCGATACTCATTTCGAAGTGTGTAATCAGTCTGGAAATAATTATGGTACTGGGGTATTTAATGATCTATTGACTGCGCTTAATGCGTTTAACTTATATGATTGGCACAAAGAACCAACGCTTAAATTTATCGAGCGTAAAAAGGTTTATAAGGAAGTTGTGATGGAGTGTTTTGGTAATGCTTATATAGACAAAATTATAATAAAAAAAGATGAAGAGGAAAGCGTGAGAGATCAAGGTATTGATTGCCTCAACCGAACCAATAAAAAGATTAAGATAATTTATTATGTGGAGGAGTAGATGGGGATTGGTGGAAGTAGTAACGATGATTGTAGTAGATGCTGTCATTTAGACATTGAGGGAATTGATAAAGAAATCGTAAAACTGAAAGAGCAGATTAAAGAACTCGAAAGGATAGTCGCTAACGAAGAACAATGGGAACGGTATGTACTGAAGGAAGTTGATGAATTAACAAAAGGAAGTGAGTGATGATCTGTGAATTATGTAGTGAAGAAATACCATTCAATCATGTTCAGCAGGGCGGATTGCATATCGACTGTTGCGAAAAGGAAATAGAGGTTTATAAAATATGCAATGATGGAACTTACTATTATTCAGAATATTTACCAAGTGATTATAATGACTATGAAATAACCTTAGAAAAAATGATCGCCGGAAAGTTTTACAATTTAAAGGAATTTGAAGGATTTTAACCCAGTAACAAAGGAAGTGAGTGATGAGTTGGTGGTACGGAATGTCTGAGCAAGAATATGAAGACGATATGGAAAAACTAAAAGAGCAGAATGAAGCATTGGAAAGAATAATAGTAGGAAAGAATTGTTTGATCGGTACACAGTTAGGGTACATGGAAACTCTTTTAGAGCAGATTAAACAACATCAAAAAGATATATCTAGATTGGTACTTAACAAGTTGAGGAGTTAGAAAGTGGAAACCTTGGAGAAAATAATAATTTCTATTTTATTGTTAGCGGTATTGGCTACGTTAGTATTCGTAGGCTACGAGTACCGAGGCATGGTAGATTGTAATAAACATACTGGGTACTCATACCAGTACAGCAAATGCGTTAAGGTTACAGAGTATGTCGAAAAAGAATGAAGAGATTGAAATAGTAGAGCACCCTTTAGTGTGGTGCTCTTGTGGTAAGTGCCTTGGTTACGGTGACGATTTTATTTGTCTAGATTGTTTAGACGAAATCACTCATTGAAGTGTCTGACTTATTTTCATATCCTTTAACTTCTTTAAATCCTCTTAAGTAATTATCTACTAAATAAATAGGCACAATTCTATCCTCTCTACCCACTCTATAAACCTCTACTA